ATAATTGGTTCGGCGGGTAAAGGCCCAGTAAATGAGCCAACTTTAGTAACTAATTTTGTAGAAGCTGCTGCTTTTGGGGATTGGAAGGCAGATGGCTTTACTTTACCTAAATACCTTGACATTATGCTTTCTATTTTCGGATGCAACATAGTAGTAATAAATGCTACAAACCCTGCCACGGATATAACAGCAGTAACTAATGAATCTAAAACTTTTGGATCTTTAAATAACACATTAAATAGTACAAAACCTTATATCTCTTTAGTATCTCTAGGAAATACTATTGTGGGTAATAAAAAATTTGCTAGTAATTTAATAACGCTACCGACAGGTATTACAACAGTAACAGCAGTTAAAAATGCCGCAGGTACAGTAACTTACGCAACTCCAGCAGATTATACAGTAAGTGGCTCGACCATAACTAGGGTAGGCGGTGGAAGTATTCCAGTAGATGCAGAGGTGCAAATTACTTATACTGCTACTTTAGTTAATAATACTGATTTTTCTTGGGTATCCGATACAGGGTTATTCACAAGAATAACTAGTGGAAAAATAATCGCTGGTGCTACAGTACAACTAAATTATAGTTATGTAGACCCTACTAAAACCACTCAATCAGATATCATCGGGCAGGTGAACGGGACTACTAACGAGTACGAGGGGGCTTTAGCTTTCTTAGCTGCACAAAATAAGACAGGGTTAAAACCTAAAATATTAATAGCACCAGAATTTACAGAAGCAAAAGTAGATGAAGCGACAGCTAATCCAGTAGCGTCTGCCTTAGCTTCTTTAGCTAAAAAATTACTAGGTATATCTTGGGTAGATCTTCCTAATACAACTGACCAAGCTGCTTTACAATATAGAGATGATTTTGATGATGAGCATTTAATAGGAGTAGATCCTAAATGTTATGTATATAATAAACAAGATCAATTTGAATTAGTGTGTTCTTCTGCTATTCTTGCGGCTGTAATAGCTAGAACAGATAAAGAAATTGGGTTTTGGGCTAGTCCTAGTAATAAGCCAGTATCTATTATAGGCAAACCAGCTAGAACAGTAGATTACAGTAGGTATGATGATTCTTGTAGAGCAGAATTACTAACTAACGCAGGTATCACTACAATTATTAAATTAGGTGCTGGTTATAGATTTTGGGGAAATAATACTTTTTCCACCTCTAAAGCTAATCTTAAAAAAATTAATCAATTACGTGTTAAATACGCCATTGAAGAATCTATTGAGGCTGCAATGATTGAAGCCATAGATAAAAACATAACAGTAGGGTACACCTCATTCGTAACAAACAGTGTTAATGAATTTTTAAGAGGATTATTGGGGTTAGGGGCTATAGCTGGCGGTAAATGCTGGATTGATTCAGCTATTAACACTCCAGAGAAGTTAGCTGCTGGAGAGATTTACTTTGATTACGATTATCAAGAAACTCCTTTAGCGGAAAAAATTAATTTTAGAGTATTTAAAAATAAAAAATATTTAACAAGTATTCTAGGAGCTACGGTCTAAAAGTTTAGGAGATAAAAAATGCCAATAATTGCAACACCAAGAATACTAAAAGATTTAAATTTATTCTTTGTCGGGTTCGGATTCGCTGGGTTAGTGAATGACGTTACTTTACCAGTTTTAGAAACTAAAAATGAAGAACACCAAGGTGGAGGAATGGATGCACCTATAGAAATTGAAGTAGGGATAAATAAATTAGATTTAACTTTTACGTTAGCAGAGCATGACCCGATATTTTTAAGAAATTTCGGTATATCAGTTAATGCACTTAAGCAAGGAAGATTTATCGGAAATTTAGTAGGGAACAATGATGTAAAAAAAGTAGAGGCTCAATTTACTGGAAGAATCACTAAAATTGACTATGGAACTATTAAAGGAAATCAACTAAACCCAATGTCAGTAATGATGAATCTAACTTACTATCACTATTTATATGATAATTTAAGCGTTTGGGAAGAGGATATTCCTAATTTTATTAGAAGAGTTAATGGAGTGGATCAGTTAGCTATCCGCAAAGCCAATTTAGTTAATTAAAAAAATAAATAATATAGACGAAAACCTCTTAAGCGAATTTAAGAGGTTTTTTATTTTATTGATATAATCAGGTGAGGAGACTAAACGAAATGACTGAAGAATTAATAGCAAAACAAATAGAGGTAAAATTATCTGAATCTTATGATTTTCTAGGAGGCACAAATATTATAAGATTATCGCCTTTAAAAGTAGGAGATAGAATAAGAGCTAAAAAAACTTATAAGCAAGAGCTAGCTTTAGAATATTTAAAAAAACATCCTAAAGCTCGTGATATACCAGATTACGCTTTATTATTAGACGAGGAAGAACTATTAAGGTACACTATAGCCGAGTTGTCGGGATATTTAATATCTGATTTGGATAAATTAACTTTTGCCGATTACGGGATTATAATTAAGGAGATGGAGCCTTTTTTCGGTTCGACAACGCAAACACCATTAGAAGAGTCATAATTATTCTATCTATGGAACTGGGTTGGAGCTACGAATCGTTTATGAACATGACTGAGCAAGAGCTTTCTCTTTGGTATAATGACTATATAGGTATTAAGCAAGAGCAACAAGATTACTTAGATAGTCTTAAGGGTTAATTTCATATGGCAATGGATAAAGTAGAAGTCTCAATATCGGCAAAGCTGTCAGAGACTTTTACTAAGTCCTTTAATAAAGCTACTACCCAATTAAAGGCGTTTAGCACAGCTTTAAATAAATTAAGTAATGTAAGTTCTATAGCTAATAAATTAAGCGTAGTTAAAAACGAGGCTTCGGCCATGAATACAGCTTTCAGAACTACCTCTACATCTATTAATTCATTAGGTAAAAACTTTAGCACTTTAGAAACTAAGTTAAAAAACTCTACTACTAGTATCACTAGGCTTAAGAAAGAATTAGCAGCTTTGCAAGCCCAGCAAGCAAAATTAAATTTAAATCCCTCAGGTAATAGACCTTTAACTCCTAAAACTAATTCTAATATTTCTTCTGCTGGGTCATCTTTGTACGCAGATTCTGGCGTGGCTTTAGGTACTGGAGCTGCTGGATTACTCGGGATAGGTGCTGCATTTAAAGACCCTTTAGCTTTTGAAAAAAGTCTAGCTCAATTAACTGCTAGAGGGGAATTAACTGCTAAAGAATCTAAACAAATGCAAGGATTCTTAAGAACAGTAGCAGAAAGATCACCCTTCGGTTCAGCGGACGTAGGAGACGCAGCTACTAAATTAATTCAAGCAGGTTTAAATCAAGGACAAATCAGAGATAGTATAGATTCAGTTCTTAACTTCGCCTCTGCTAACCAGACAGGATTAGAGTTTGCAGCTACTACTTTATCAGATGTGTCTCATCAATTTGATTTACCAGCTACAGAAATGGGAAGAGTAGCTAACGTAATGAGTAAGGCAGCAGACCTTACTACCATTGACGTATATAATATGGCAGAGTCTTTTAAATATTTCGGTACTCAAGCCTCTCAGTTAAACATAAGCCTAGAGGAGACTTCTGCTTTTATAGCTTTAATGGGTCAGATGGGTATTAAAGGCTCTATGGCTACTAGAACAGTAGGCACGGCTTTCACTAGATTAGCAGACCCTACTAAAGAGATGGAAGCAGCTATGGAGGAGGCTGGTATAAAAGCTTACGATAAATCCACTGGAAAATTTGTAGGATTACAACCTTTATTAGCTCAGTTTAGAGTTTTATTACCTGAATTAACAGAACAAAAAGGAAGTAAATTAATATCAGAAGTCTTTGGTAATGAGGCCGTTAAAAACATGAGAGCAGTTCTAGCTCAACCAGAGGAAGTTTACTTGAAATGGGTCGATGAAATGGCTAGAGCTACTGAAACTAATTTTATACAAAAGTTAGCAGAGCAAATGCAAGACACGGCAGGAGGAAGATTTAAAGAATTTAGTTCAGCTCTGGAAGAGACTTTCAATATTTTATATTTTGGTAGAAAAGACGGAAAAGAAGGTAAAGGGCCTTTGCAAGCACTATTAAACGAAACTTTAATAGCTTTAACTAATATGATTCTTACTATGAATAAATTTGTAGAAACTTCCCCTGAATTTTTCTCTGCTTTAGTTGGTATAGGTGCTATTGGTTCTGTTGGATTAATAGGTTTAGGGTCTATAGGTTTGTTACTAGGGGGAGTTAGTGGAGCTTTCGGTCAGGCAGCTACTTTTGCAGCAAACTTCGGAACTTCTTTAGTGCCTATAGGAACTTTCTTTGCTTCTATAGGAGGAGTCCTTCAGATGTTTATAGGTAAGCTTACTTTTTTA